TAAAGATAAAATCCAGCATTATAAATCTTTATTGCCCACTCCGATTCTTTGTCTAATAACTTATCTTTTTCACAACATTCCAATATCTCAGCATCAAAAGATTCTAAACCATAAAGTTGAAAATCTTGTAAAAGTTCTTTATTTGTATGCCTTCCCCTTAGCAAATCTCTAATATGAGTTGACCATCTTTGTGCAATATCTTTTGATTGTCCGACATATATTTTTCCATTTACTAAACAAGTTATCTTATAAATACCACAGCCATTTTTATTCAAGTCCGATAATCTCATATTTCTCCTTCGTATAGCCTATGCGAATAGGCATTTTTAATTACATTGCGTGTAGTCAGTTTAAAACTCGATGTTGTTTTCTAGACCCCTGTTTTGCCATATCGTTTTCTCTCGTAGTCAGAAGTTAAAACGCGCGTTACTAACAGTTAATAATATAATTGCGGGTTTGCGCCATTACTAAACAACAAAATCGTTCCTAGAGCTTCTGTGTGGCAAATAGTCGTTTTGACTATATAAAGAAAAGTAGCATTATAAGCCTGACCTATAAATGCTACGCTTTTGACTTTAATTTTCTAGTAACAATTTTGTATTGTACAATACAATTATTTATAAAACTCTGAAACTTCTTCCTCAATCTCTTCATCTGACGTGTCTATCTTGTGAGTTACTTTATTAGTTTTGGTAGCATTGTCTTTTGCTTTATTTGCTTTTGACTGAGGATTTAGACGTTCCTCGAAATATTTTATTTTTTTTATATCTCCCTCCGCTTTGGCTTGTTCTAAACTTTCTAATAATTTTTTTATTCTATCGTCAGGCATGTTTGATTTCTCCTTGCCAACGGCATGTTCTTGTTCTTGATTTTCAAGTCCAAAGGACGAATCTTTTATGTTTTTTATAGTCTTTTTAATAGTCTTAGTCTTTGTACTCTCTAAAAATTGAATAACCGCCCCTTCTTGTGGTTCTTTATTTTTTAGAGAACCTAAGTTCAAAAATTGAAGAACCGAAACGTTCCTTTTTCTTTTCTTAGATATAATTTTCACTTCTTCGCTTTTTGGAGAACCTATTCTTTTATCAGGAAGAATGTATTTGTTGGAGTTGTTTTCTCCTCCCCTATCCACATGTTCAATCCAACCTTTTTTTACAAGTTCTATAATACTACTTCTAATTGAGCCAGATGATAAGCCCGTTTTTTCTTTTATATAATCATAGCCGCAAAAAACCTTATTTCCACCTTCTTTTTTTTCATTCACCAATCTTCTCAAACATATATAAACTTTTGTTTCTGCTCCCGTTAGTTCAAACAACTTATCTGCAAATTCGTTTTGTGTTTTAAAATAATTTTCCTTTATCATATTCTCTCTCCTTTTACTATACTCTTTATACAACTGCTTTTTCGGGCTGTTGCTCCGTTTCTTTGTTTTTTACGTTATTTGCACAATTAAAACATATTAGCTTGCTTTGTTTTATATCAGCAATCGTTTTCTCATCGTAAACTTTGAATCCCCAAAAATTCTTGCATGTTGGGCATTCCAAACCAATACTAGCGATTTTTACTCCGAAAACTTTCTGAAATACTTCAAAGTCTAAAAAACTTGGTTGTTTTATTTCAATTTCTTCTACAGCCTTTTCTATAGCCATATCATTACTCCATTCTTTTTCTATGTTCAAACGAACTTTAATTGTATCACATCTTTTAAATATTGTCAAGGCTTTTGTAACCTTTTCTTATTTTTTCTAGGCTCTGGTGGCAACTCTACCCACTTCTGAGTCTTTGTTTTTCTCCATAGTTCGGATACAGGTAAACGAATGCTACAGTATTTGCAATCCGCAAATAACGCAAATCCTGTGTTTTTCGCGTTTCTTACATCTTCCATAGAATATAGTCTTTTACCACATGCACAAATAATCATAATGTTACTCCTTTAGATAATTTGGATTATCCTATCATAATTCATAAATTCTGTCAAGTATCAGAATATTGCTACCTTTTTAACCCTTGACAAAAATAATCAGTTGTGGTAATATTTGTCTATATAGGAGATAAATGACAACTGTAACTTATAAAAATCAACCAGCGATTCATAAGACACGTGGAGCAGTTCCTTTGGCTGGAAACAGTCATCTTTATACTGTCAAGAAAGTATTGTGGTCTAATAGCATTGAATTATTTCTTCCAACGTTATTTGTAGGCAGAACGTTGCATGTGTGTTGTGGAAAATCCATGTTGGGCGATGTTCGACTTGATTTAGACCCTGATAACAAGCCAGACATTATTTGCGATGCATCTAATATGAAATCGGTTGTGAAAGATAACGAATATGATACTGTATTAGCTGACCCTCCTTATAACGGAAAGTTTCAATGGAATCATGATTTGCTTTCTGAACTAGCAAGAGTTGCATCTGGTAGAATAATTTTTCAGCATTGGTTTATTCCAGCAAATAAAAACGGACTCTATAAGAAAGCTCAAGAAAAATTTCATTTGTCTAACACATATGTATGGCAAGGTCAATCTTATTTTGGTAGGGCACAAATTATAAGCGTATTTGATAGCTCGAATGATTAACTAATGGAGAAACTATATGAACTATGTAGGTAAAAAACTAAAGAATCAGAAATATCAAAATACAGCTCTTGTTTTTACATCTGACGGGTATTTGCTAGAACCATTTTATGGCAGAGGATATTCCATGCCGTTTGATTGGGGTATTTCTAGTTTTGCATCTGTTCATTTGGCGATTACTATTCTAGCTCACTTTTATAAAATTGACAAAAACGATTCTGGTTTCCCACAGGGAATGAAAGATATTATTTTTGCATTTCATGATTTCTTTGTGAAAAACTTTGAACAGGAATCTTGGTTGATTGAAAGCGAAGAAATTTCAGAATGGTTAGAAACACAACTTCCAGAATTAAATGAAACTTTAGATGAAGAAATAGATAATCGTATTATCAATTTAACTGTAGCATATACATTAGAACCATCAACAAAGGAACAATCATGAACAGTACAATGTTAGAGCAAGAAGTTTCTAATCTTCCTGCTGGAAAAGATTTAGATAAAAAGATGTACTCTGCTGTATTTGGATATAACATGGAAAATCTATATCCAGAAAGTCTTCCAAATTATAGTACAGATATTTGTGCTGCTATGAGACTCTTGGAATATTTAAAAAATAAACCGTTTCCAGAAACACAGGATTATTTGAACATTAGTTTTGTAAATGGAAAATGGCTATTTGAGTTTAGAGGATTAAAAGCTTATACATCAACTTTAGCGTTGGGAATAACAAGAGTAGCCTTTATGTATGGAGTAACTTATAAATATTTATGATACTAAGAATGAATCATTCCTATCATAGACTTTTTCCAGACAATTGTGCCGTTGTGGAGAAAAACGGCGATGGGGTAGAAGTAGGAACATGTTGTTTTTATTCTCCAAATGGAATATGCCCTAGGCATGGTGTTTGGATAGACTTGGTTTGTAATCCTGACGAAGAAAAAGAAATGTTATCTACAAATTATTTGGGAGAAAAATCGTCTAGCCTTTGTGAATACGGAACTTGTCGAAAAGAACGAGTTTGTTTTCATTATTGTCAAGAGCATCATTCTCAAATTTGTACGAGGGAAGAGTTGTGATATATACTTTTCGATGCTTAGATTGTAATAATAGATTTGAAATTGAGGTAGTTTCTATGTTCAATTTCCACAATAGAAGAAATTTAAAGCCTGTCTGTCCAACATGCCAATCCACAACAACTAGAAAAATAATCACAAACGCAAATATAATTTTTAAAGGAAAAGGATTTACTAAAGGTAATGAGTATAAAGAGTGACTTGGTGTTAGGAATATTTTTTATAATAGCGTTCTTATTTATAATTAAAGAATATCTATTTGGTAGTCAAAGAAAAATTAATATGCAAAGTATTAAATCATTAGAAAAAAGGACAGGCAGAAAAATATGAATAGTATTGCAAAAGATAAAAGTTTATTTCTTTTCGATAACTTGAGTGATAAGGATGTTCGACGCTTGCATCATGCTAGTGTTCTTATTCAAAAGAACTTGGAAAAATATTTGGTTGAGAAGTTTTTCTCAGATATGCCTTATCGAGACGAATGGGATAATGTGAGTAGAGAAGAAATTAGAACTAGAATCCATAATGGATATAAACTATTTTATGTATCTGATAAAAAGACCTATAAGGAAATATTTATTCAAGACAACGTTGGGTATAAATTTATTGTTGTGATTTGGAAAGGAATTCAATGGGGAAATTTATAGATTTAACTGGTTGTATATTCGGAAGTTTGAATGTTATAAAAAGAGTTGATGACTATATAACACCAAAAGGTCAACATATGACTAGATGGGTAGTTCATTGTAGTTGTAATAGGAGTGATGATTTTTTTATTACATCTGGAGGATTAAAAAGATATGTTTCTCCTTCTTGTCTTCTATGCCGCTATGAAAAAATAGGAAAAGCTAGAGTAAAAGATTTAACAAACATCGTCTTTGGTCAATTGACAGTTATAGAAAGAAGCGTTGATTATGTAAGTCCTCAAGGAAAGCATTCTTCTCAATGGCTATGTCGATGTGATTGTGGTCGTTCCAATGACTTTATTGTTCACGCATTATCCTTGATGAACAAAGATACTAAGAATTGTTTTATTTGTGGAAATGAAAGAAGGGTCACTTCTAAGTTAAAAGATTTAGCTGGAGAAACTTTTGGATACTTAACTATTTTAGAACTAGATACAAATAATAAAAAATCTAGAACGAGATGGATTTGTTATTGTGACCCTTCTCGCGGTGGTTGTGGAAATAAAAAATCAATTTCTAGAAATGCTCTTATTGATGGTCAAGTGTCTTGTGGATGCTTAAAAGAATCTTTTATCGCAAGCGAGCTTAAACGATATTGTGCAAAATATCTTGATGGTAAAACCGAGTATGAAATATGTATTAACAAAGAAACGAATTATTATCTCCCCTATGACATCTATATTCCTTGTGGAGATAATCCTGAAATAAACGGAGTGTATATAGAAGTCAATGATAGACAACATTATATGTTTACTAAACATTGGCATAGGACGGAAGAAGAATTCAAATACCAAAAAAAGAAGGATAAAATGAAAAGAAAGTTTGCCAGACAATACGGCTCGTATGTGGAGATAGACTTGCGTAAAATTAAAACTACAGAAGATGCAATCCAATTTATTTTAGAAAGGCTAAATTAATATGAACAACATATACGTATTTAAAGTGGAAGTAAATAGATATGGAACAAACGAAAAAATTAAAGAATTGTTTTTCTTAGGACTCTCTTTATTTCAAATTAGTCATATTGCAACAGAAAAAATATTTGAAGAATCTATGTTTAAATTTCCTGTTGAGATAAGTTCTATTTCTAGAGTTTCCAATATCGGAGAAATAGAGAATCCAGAACTCATTATAGATATGATGGAAGACGAGAACGAAGATGGAGATGAGCATAATCATTACACAGGAGACATTCCTTTAAACATTGCTAAGAATTTAACTGATGAACAAACGATTTCATTTGATTGTGAATGTCATGAGAGATTGCGTATTCCTGCTCAAATGGGTTTCCCGTTTTTAATTTGCCCGAATTGTCAACTGGAAATTAAACCAAGCGAAATTAAAAATGCTGGAGGAATCTATTTCTATGAAAAGGAAAAGGGGAGAAAATAAAAAGAAAGGTTTAATGTTTAGAAGAACTAATTATGAATGACTATAATAGATATAAAGAAGAATCTGGAGACGATGACCCCTTCGAGGTATATAATTTAATGCTATCGGATGATGAAGAAGAATATTGGGATGAAATGAGTCACTGGCGATTTAAAAGTAGTGGTTGGGACAATTGGGAAGAAACAGAGTTTGAATTATTTGAAAAGTACGGATAGCACAAACAAAAAATAATATTCTTAGATAATAGAATTAAATTTTGGAAAGTCCCTTTGATGGGACTATTTTTAGTTTAGGAGATATTGTAGTTTGAAAAAAATCCAACAATTTCAAATTTTTAAATTTTCTACAGATAGATTAAAAGAAACTAACTATAAAATTGCCAATATAAACTTAGAACAAGCCCGCAAAAATGGAGAAGTAATCTCAATTGCCGAATCAGAAATGCAACGTGTTTTATTTAGAGAAAAGAATAGAGAGTTTTCTCCATATCAATTAGAGCAACTACACGAAGAAAAACACAAACTATCTAAAAAAAAGAATTCTGTTGAATTTAGAAAAAGATTTACGGAGGTAAATTCTAAAATAGATAATATGTTATTTATAGAAGATATTATCTCTTTGAAAATAATAGATAAAAGACATTACCAAGCCATTATAAAAAAAGGTGGTATTTCTGTAAACGGAAAAATGTTTGTTCCTTTTATTTTTTCGGCTGGATTAATCAGACGTAATAGCGGATTGTTGATTGAAGCGTCGATAAAAGATAAAATTCTTGAAATTTTAGAAAATGGAAGAAATAAGGACATTGAATTAGTTGCAGCCAAGCATAACAGCTACATGGGTCTTTATTCTAGTAGTTCTTTGCGAGTCTCAACTCCTCGCTTTGCGGTAGTTCCAGATTTAATTTTAAAAAGAACAGATACAATGGACTATGGAGAATATATTGGGGATGGAATTGAGCCTTCCATAACAGAAAAAGAAGTAACTCTTGAATATTCCGCATTCGACGGAGGAGGACTTATTTCTCCATCTATGGCTAAAAAATGGAGCAAAGACTTAGAGTTAGATGATTATGTGGCATCTACTTTTATTATTAGATTTCCTTGGGGAAAAGGACTCCTATCATGTTTCGATTTTAAATTATTTTCCGAAGAGATTTCTAAAAATAATATATTTCTTGATATATATGGAAAAGAAATAAACATTTCAAAAACAGATGTTATAATTAGTGAGAGTCAATTTAAATTATGGAACTGCTATAATAACACAGAAGAGTATAATATAAATTGCTTGCGAAATGGGTTAGGCTGGAGTGTGACACAAGTTAATCCAAAGAATGTAAAATCTTTTGCAAAAATGAGCTACCAATATTTGCAAACTCTCAACTTAAATGATTACCAAATTGAAAAAGTGTGTGAGCCTACTTTAAATTGGTTATCTTATAGTTCTGGTGGCACTTTAGAATCATCTCTCTTATATGGACTTGGAGAGATAGACACCAGACAAAAGAACTGGTTCAATCAATTAAGTCCTATATTTCAATCAGTAATCTTTGAAAATGACCTTATAAAAGATTCCTATTTTGTTGCTCAGTTGGACAATAGTTTATTAAAAAAGAAACATGATGCTAAAAAAGGAAATATATATTTAAATGGAAATTATCAATTTGTAATTCCAGATTTATTTTTGTATTGTCAGCATATTTTTGGATTACAACTTGAACCTTTATTACATTCTGGAGAGATTTATAGTAAATACTGGAATGATAAAGATGTTTCTATTGTAGCGGGGGTTCGCTCCCCATTAACTTTTGAATCGGAAGTTTTATATTTAAATGTTATTGATAATGACGAAACTAAAAAATGGTTTAAGTATATAGAGTCTGGTTTGATTCTTCCCGCAAACGGCATAGGACTTGAGTTTTTATTAGCATCTGGCATGGACGGAGATGGTGACTCCTTATGCACCATAAATTCAAAAGAATTTTTAGAAGGTCGAGTTTCTGGATTGCCCGTTACTTATGAAATAATAAAAGCTCCAAAATATTTGCTAAATAATGAAACCGAAAATTTGTTATATGAAGCACAAATGAAAGGCTTTAATACGAAGGTAGGGTTTATTACTAATTTGAGTTCTACTTATTATTCTATGTTATATAATTTTGAAAAAGGAACACAAGAATATATCGCAATCTTGAATAGATTAAAATGGGGTAAAAATATGCAATCAATGGAAATTGATAAACAGAAGGGCATTCTTATTCCTCCGATTCCCTCGCATTGGACAAAATTTAAAAAGATGTCAGATGATATGACAGAAGACGAAAAACTAAGTACAGAATTTAACAATTCCATTCTTTGCGATAAGAAACGACCCTACTTTTTTATTTATTTGTACGACCATTATATGCGCCGTTACAAAAAAGAGTTGAATATTTACGATAACATTTGTTTAACTCGTTTTGGTTTAACTTTTGAAGAAGTAAAGGCTCTTTCTGAGAAATCACAGGAACAGCATGACATCATCAACCGCTACAATCGTAAAACGTATTTCATAGACAACAATAGTATCATGAATAGAATTTGTCATCATATGGAACGTCTTTTGAAGGAAATAAAAACTTTGAAATCACAAACTTCAAAAGACTTCAATTATGAGGTACTTACTTCAAAGAATTTTTCCAAACCTTCAAAGAGAAACATTGAGAAGTTTACCTTACTTCATAAAGAATATAAATCTTTGAAGAGAAACTTTCAAATGACTTTTGATGAATATGCAGATAATGATTATTCATCTTTAGAAGAAATTTATAAATTTATAAACAATAAAGCCTATGCTACAATTACTTCAAACTCAGAAGAGCTTGGAAATTTGGCGATATATTGTTGCTATGAAGAATTAGGAATACAAAGCAAATCCTATATGTGGAATTGCTATGGAAAAGAAATCACTTCAAATATAAAATCAAAAAGAAAGGAAAAATTTGTAAGAATTCCTTTACCAAAAGAAAATGGAACAATAGAATATTTGTGGAAGAACTACAGTTGGTATAATATTAATATAGAGGAGTAGCCATTATCAATGCTCGAATATTTTTTCGCAGATGAAAGAACCAGAGCAATACAGATATATAAAAACGGATTTACAGAAAATCAATTTACACCACACGAAGCACAATTGATAGCCAAATATGGATTTTTAGAATTAGGATTTGGCGAAGCACGAGTTAGAAAATTTCTAAAGACTTTTTGTGAACAACATGATAGAAATTTCAATTATGTAATACTAAGAACAAAGTTAAATAAAATAATAAAAAATGCAAATTCAGAATGGAAAAACAATCTTCTTCCAATACAAATAACTTTATTAGAATTAGATACTATTAGAAAAATAAAAAATTTTACTGTTCAAAAAATAATGTTTGTATTTTTAGTTTTTTCCAAAAGAACACACAACTATGTATATGATAATCAACTAGCAGACATTAAAAAAATATTATCTTTAAATATTACTGAAATAGAATTGAAAAGATTGTTATATCTTGCCTATAAAGAGAATTTAATTAGAGATAGCAACGAAAATTATTTTATAAAGATATATGAACCAGAATCAGAAATTATTATTACAATTTCAAATTATAAGGACTTATATAACTTGAGTAAAATCTATGAAAATTATTGTGGAGGAGTGTTGTCTTGGTGTTTGATTTGCCAAACAGAGTTTGTGAAAAACGGAGCAAGAGATTTGTTTTGTACAATACACAAAGAAGAAAAACAAAAAGAATACCTTAAAATTCACAGAAATAAAATGAAAGTTTTATAAGGGCAATTTGTATATGGATAGGAAAGAAGATAAAAATGACACAAATTTTAATTTGGCTATTGAGTAGCCATAGAAATAAGAAGAATTTAATAGTAAGATGTGATTGTGGAATACCAAATGTCAGATAAATTAGACAGAGACTGGTTCATTACAGAGATTGCTCATCGCGCTCATTTCAGTAAGAAAGATATTGAAATTGTACTAAATACAATAATAGATATTCTTACAGAAGCGGTTCGAGACAACGCCACAATAAAAGTTCGTTCTTTCTTTAAACTGTATAACTCCAAACTTCCTCCGAGAAAAGGGAAGGGTGGAATATCATTACCAGAAGCAACTCGTAGCATATTCAGATTAAGTGAAAATATCAGATATGCACAGAGAGATGAGCGAAATTCCATGTCATAAAAAGGAGGGTTTATGATTCCAGCAACAGGACAAAAGTATGTAGTTGTTTGTTATACTCCACTCTATATAAAGTCATCTTTTTCATCTAACAAATATTGTGATATATTGAGTGGCACAATTGTTCAATATAACGGAATAGCTGATGAAGTTGATTCTGCTGGTAATATTTGGCATAATGTCATTTATCGTACTAATACAAATTTGATTATTGGTTATTTACCAGATAATTTTATTGAACCTTATTTACCATCATTTGATAGTAATATTATAAAAATAGCCAATGCTACTCAATCTGATTCAGATTTTGCGCAAGATGTTATTTATAAAGGAAACGTCCTCTTTAATTTATGCGGAGAATTTAGCGTTCTCTATTGCACGGGCTGGAGAGACTTTGATATTGAAGAATGGCTTGATGAATGGAAAATAAAGAGTCCTTCTTATTTTAACCGAATATTTTTTGGTGGAAAAAGTAAACCTACGTCACTGGATGATATTACAAATATGTTTCAATCATTTGATGGCTATCCTAAAACATTTAAGTTAATAAGTTCGGCTTTTGTATATAACGGCAAATCTTTGTTTACCCCTTATAAAGTCTTGGAAGTTCTAAGAAATTATAGGCTTTTAATGGGGTGCAAAATAGAATCTCAGTATGGACGTTTGCGCTCAACAGGCATTCCTCATTGGATTGTGCTTGACAAGATTTATCCAATTGCTCGTGGTGGTATGTGTGATGTGTATAACCCTATTGTAAACGGAATAGAATCTGATTATAGTTGGGATGATTTAATTAGTTCTTGTGGCAAAATACCATATGGTATTTTAGTGGAAAGATAAAAGGAGGCTTTTATGGCAACAGGTTTAACAGCGATTTTAGAAGCACTTAGCTTTCTGTCTCTCGGATTAGAAAAAATATGGGCTGGCTATCCGTCGATTCTGACAGTTATTTTATGTATTGCCACTGGTGTTTTGATGTTATTGGGTAGATAACTAGCCCTTGACAAAAACAAACTATTGTAGTAAACTATAGAAGTGGTTGGGTAAGCCTGACCCTAATTTTACGGGTGATAACACTATATCATCCTTATAAGTAAAGTATGACTTGGTTGAACTCCAAGAACAATTTTTCTAGAAATGGAATTGTATGATAAACTACTTTACTTATTTATATCCGATTGGTCAAGCTCGGTATGGCACTCGCTCTGGACGCGAGGGAACGAAGGTTCAAATCCTTCATCGGATACTGTATTACAAAACAAACTAGGAGATTACTATGCGCGAAAAATTAAGACAACTAAAAGCTCGTTGGAATGAATTACCGCTTTGGCAGAAAATTTTATTGCTTCTTATTTTGTTCTAAAATCGGAGGTGTAATATGAACCTCAAATTTTGTTCTTGTCGTCAATGTAGAGCAGGTCTACACAGACCAAACGGATATGGAAAATGTTTAGCAAGACTTGCTACTAGACGTGGACGTAGAATAACAAAAGTAATGTTGAAAAAAGGTAACTATGAGATTCCTACAAAGATTGCAGTAGGGTATACAGATTAGATGTGATGTACAAAATTAAACTTTAGGAGAATAAAATGAAACGAGAAACTTTTGCAGTAAAAATTCAAATGCTTGACTTTGTTGAAGAAAAATTACCAATAACGAAATTGGTGTCTTTGGGAGAACATCTTTCTTGGAATGAAGCAGTAGAACTTCGTAAGCAGAATCCAAAAAGCTATACTCATCCTAAGAATAGTGTTTATCAAAATTCTGCTGAGAATTTAAAAGTTTTTATTCCAGAGATTGTTGTAAAGCAACCTTCTGTAAAGAAAAAGAGAGTTAGAAGTAAGTAAAATGGATTTATCAAATTTATTATATTTCGTTTTAGGAGTAGCCCTTTTTTGCTGTATATATTCTTTAGGACTATATAACGGCGAAAAAATGAAAGAAAAAGAATTACGAAAAAATCTTTTATCTTTGGAAAATGTAATATCTTGTTTCAAAGACGTAGATTGGTCAATAAATACATTTATAGGTTCTAGTGGATATATGTATAGTGATAAAAACGGTGAAACAAAGTTTTATTCTATAAAAACAATAGATATTGCAATTAAAAAATTAAATGTTTTATTAAATCAAGCATAAAAGGAATATTTTATTATGGTTGAAAACATTTCCCTCATTGGAATGAAAGTTCGTTTAAGAAAAGAAATGCTTGGAAATTCTATTGGAACAGTTGGCTATGTATTTGCTGAATATCCAGATTTTGACGGTAGTTCAAAATTAGGAATTCAAATTATCTTTCCGAATGGAAATTACGATGGCTTTTCTATAGATGAACAAAGACTATATATCGAGACTCTGTATATTGACCCACGTTATTCATCTTATGAGTTTAATAGTGTTATAGATATTTGGCGAGACTATCAGAATGGATATTGGAAGTTTTATGAATAATATAAATGACGCATATACATTTGACGAATACAAAGACTTTCTTATTCGTAATGGAATAAATGACGAATTTGAATTCGAGTGGAAATACAAGCTCTACCTCTCTGTACATTCTGGTGACGAAAAGAAAATAGAAAAAGCAAAAAATAATTATTACTATAATGCTTTGTTTAGATTAACTTATCGGTATAATTAATTTGACAAATAATTATGACCCTGAATATCGTGGGTATCCAAGTCGTAGGAAGCATCCTATTATAGATGCAATAGTTCTTATACTCTGTATTCTAATATTTATTTTCTTTTGTAATTTGTGGTATGTGACAGGTCAACCCATACCAATTAATTTTAACTTTGGCTTATAGCTCAACTGGTAGAGCGTTCGGCTTTGACCCGAAAGGTTTTATGTTCAAACCATAATGAGCCAGCTATATAACGATTTCTTTCAATGGCAGGAAGTGCGACTCTGAATCGCAAAATATTCGTTCAACTCGAATAGTCGTTGCTAAAATTATTAAGCGGGAAACTAAACAATAATTTATTTCATGGTGGGAATCAGATAGGGGGCATTTTTATTTTTATGAGAAGGATTTTAAAATGTCAAAAGTAAAAGTAGACAAAATTGTGTTGGATATAAACGGGAAGAAACTTGAATTAAGTTTAGCAGATGCACAGGGGTTGCGTGATGCATTGGATGAAGTTTTAGGAAAAGAAACTGTTGTAACAATTCGAGAACCATACCCATATACTGTTACAGTTCCGTATGTTTATACATATCCTAGATGGTATGGAAATATAACATATGGCAATAACATTGATACCGGTGGAACATATACAATTTCAAATAATGGCAATACCGCTAGTTTATCATAAGGAGTTTTAGATGTTATTTGCATTAAAAGAACGTGGACAGGGACTCGTAGAATATTCCATCATCCTAGCTTTGATTGCCATTGTGGTAATTGCTGTGATGAGTCAATTAGGAGAAAAAGTCAACAATGTTTTTAATAGCATTGGCAACTCATTGACAGTATAACAAAAAGTGACCCAACACTTAAAATGGGAATATGCCGTAGTAACTCAGATAGCAGAGTGCCATACTTGTAATATGGATGTCGAGAGTGCAATTCTTCTCCTATGGCTCTAGACTTACAATAAACTAAAAATACTTTACAATAGGATTAGCATTGTATTGACAATGTTTTTTGCATTTAAGGAAGGAACTATGAAATCAAAGAGACTAATTCAAGAAACTACATCTACTGGCATTGAAGTAAATTTCAAAAAATGTCGTAAATGTCGAGAAGATAAACGACCAAAAGATTACTATAATGCTACAGATATTTTCATAGATTCTGATGGATTATTTTCTGTATGCAAATCTTGTATAAATTCTATGTTTGATTCTTATTTGGAATCTGAAAAAAGTGTTGAATTAGCAGTTCTTAAAATTTGTCGTTCTTTAAATTTGAAATATGACCCTCAAGCAATTGAAGGCACAATTTCTCAATTGGAAGAAATAAAAAGTGCTGGTAAAATACTGCCTCCTTTTATGGGAATATATAAGTTGCGTATGACTTCGATGCTTAATATTCCTATGAAAGATAAAAAGTTTGTAGATTTAAGTTATCAAGAGATTATTGGTATAACAATTTCCAATAATAATATTATTGATGCTTTGAAAGATTCTCCTCCAGAAGAATTGATAAGATTTTGGGGAGAAAAATATAGTCATGAAGATTTAGAATTCTTAGAATATGAGTTGACTGGTTGGAAAAGAGATTATTCTTGCTCCAATAAGGGTGAAGAATTTATTCTTAAGGAATTATGTTATAAATCTTTGGAACTTAAAAAAGCTAGAATAGAAAATCGCGGAACAGATTCTATTTTAAAATCTGCTCAAGAAATTATGAAATCGGGAGCATTGACTCCTGCTCAAGCGAATTCTCTTTCTGAAAAAAATACAAGTACCTTTGGGGTATGGCTTAAAGATATTAGTGAACTTCGTCCAGAAGAATGGGTGGAAAATAAATCAATTTATAGAGATGTGGATAATCTAGAAGACTATAACGAAAGAATTTTTATATCTCCAATGAGAGCTCTTACAACAGGCGTAAAAGAATTTAATGTGGAAGCAGAAGAAAATATAGAAATAGAAGAGGGAGAATAAAATGCCTTCTTATACGAATTATCAAGATACTTATAGAAAAAATGCTTCTAAAAAAGAAGACTTATTTTCTGTACCAAAAAAAATGACAAACTCTCAAGAAATGGATGAAGCTAGGAAGAAAAATCTTATCGACTGGTGTACATTCTATCGTCGCAATATTCACAGATTTGTCGAACATTACTTTGGCATCAAATTATACTTTTATCAAAAAGTATGGATATATTTGATGTCCACTAGGGATAGCTTTGTTGCAATTGCCGCAAGAGCAAGCTCAAAAACCTGGTTGGTTGGAGTATTAGCTTGTGCGAGGGCTGTCCTTTATCCTCGCTCTGAAATTGTTGTTGTAGCATCCACAAAAGAACAAGCTGGAATTATAGTGGAAGAAAAAATAAAAGGTTTAATGGAAAGTTCTCCGAATTTAGCGAGAGAGATTAAAAATATTGTAACAAATTTAAATAAGTGGCAGGTTGATTTTCATAACGGTTCTATTATAAAAATTGTTGCCACAAGGGATAGTTCTCGTGGTCGCAGGTCAACTTTTACCATATATGAAGAGTTTCGTTTAATTGATAAAGAAATTATAGATTCTGTCATTAGACCATTTGCTTATATACGACAAGCACCTTATTTAAAAAATCCAGAGTGGTCACAATATGTTGAAGAATCAAAGGAAATTTTTATTTCATCGGCGTATCACAAGGGGCTCTGGTGGTGGGATGAAACAAAGGCGACAATTCGAGCCATGTTGCGTGGAGAAAACGTAGGTTTTATTGCACTTGATATTCGTGTAGCATTAGAACATAATATTAAGACTCTCAATCAAGTTCGTAAAGACGTTTCCAAAATGGACGAAATTACAGCACTTGAAGAAGTATATAATATTCCTTGGGGAGAAAGTTCTAATGCTTATTTTAGACTAAAAGAATTTACGAGAGCTAGAATAATTGATAAAGCATTTTATCCTCAAAGAAACGACAACTACAATCCAAAGAAAAATCCTTACGGAATTCAGAAGGTTGCAGGTGAATTAAGAATCATTGCATGTGATACTGCTCAACGAGCGGGTAAAAATAATGATTTATCTGTTACGGCGGCTATACGGATGC